AAAGGGACTAAATCTAAACGAAAGACAAGAAAAAATGTTAGATAGGTTCGGACCACGTACTGGATTTTACATTGAAACTGATTACTCTCGTTATGATCAAACATTATTACCTGAGTTGTTGAAATTAGAACATGATGTGTATAAATCCATATATGATGATCCTGAATTTCATTCATTATTAGATATGCAATTGACGACTAGGTCTGCACACGTGTTAGGACCATATGCTAAACGGCATGGTGGTCGATGTTCTGGGGATTCAAATACTAGTATAGGCAATTGTATAATTAATTTGTTCGTCTCATATGTAGCACACTGTAGAGCAGGAGTACCATTGGTAGGGTTTGTTGAAGGTGATGATGGGATATGGCAACATACTCCCAATCTTGAGAAACAATTCGAACTAACATCAAAACAATTGGGCTTACGCTTGAAGTGTGTTACTACATCCAACCCTAAATTCTGTGGCAGATATCACAATTATTTGTGGTATAGTCATGTTGATTTAAAAAGATGTCTTAGGAAATTTGCAGTTACTGTTAATACTCAAGATAACGTAAAAGGTTTGTTAAGAGCAAAAGTTTTGTCCTTAATGAGTACAGATCCTCAACATCCTGTATTAACTGGTTTTCTTATTGAGTTATTAAATAGAACTGAAGGTAGTGTTCCAAAATTTGTACGAAATCATGTAGCTCCAGGTTATTCTATTGCACCACGTATATCATTATATGATGTATGTGAGCAAGGTTATACACCTAGTTATTTGGAATATTGTTCTAGACATCTTATGTTTTTTGCTGCGGGGTTGACTGATGAACCTGTATTGTTAGGTGATGCTCATCCTACTTTGGATGAACATTTCATCTACAATATAGGTTAGTGTGTGTTTTTAGTCGGCACCAGCGACTATAAACCCGGTGAGAGGATACCAGCTTATGGATAAAAGCCCCATAAAAAATAAACAAATAAAAAATAAAAATATAAATAATAAAAATAAAATAATAAATAAATAAATATTATAAAATATTAAATTAATAAAGAGGGCTAGTCAACACTTCGACTATAAATTAGTGAGTGACCCATCAGCTAATGGTGGACCCGTAATATGACATATAGAACTGCAAGTGGGATTACTGTAAACACAAATAAGAAAGTCGTACCTATAGTACGACGAACACAACCTACTCCTAAGAAAGAGGCTAATAGTTGTCGTGAGGTAGCTATTATCCCTGTTGGCGGAGTACAGCAACGATTGGCTTCTACGGTGACGCCTAAGATAAGACCAATTATTTCTAGAAAACCTCGACGTATGAAAAATAAGTTAATTGCTCCAAAATTAACTCCAACAGACTTAAATTTTATTAAGACTGCATTTGCACCTTTTGATTTTCCTGCTTTGGATGTAGGTGGTGTACCAGATGCGTACACTGGACCTACACTTGTTAAAAATCACAGGGCTTTAAACAATATTTCTGTTCCTTCGAATGGTAAAGTTTGTTTGGTCGTAGCACCTGTTCCTGGGTATGCTTATTTTCATGCTGAGAAATGGTTTGATAGTTCATTTGAAATGACAGGAGTACCTTATCCTGATACTGATGATCTTTTTGGTAAGGATATTAATAATTCTGACGAGAATTGGAATATGGTGGGTAGTAGACATTTGTCTCAAGCAATTGAACTTAGGCCTACTACTTCAATGGTAAATAATGAAGGTTATATAGTTTCTACTAGGGTTCCTTTAAAAGTTACTACGTCTAATAAGTTAGGACTTCCATCTGTTCCTACTGGTATAGTTCGTAATGAGTTAACAGAAGGAGCCCTTATGTATGACATTGATCTCTCATGTTGTAACGAGACAGATCTTGCTAGAGGGTCTTATTATAGTAGTCATGTAAATGAAGGTTTATTTACTGTTTCATGTAATGTTGGTGATTGGTCCTTTAAACCCATTTTGCGAGATACTCAATCAATTCCACCTCCAAACTTAGTTGTTCTAGATTTGGAGACAGCTACTTCGAAGTTAACTCTGAACACACCAGCTGTTACTCCGAGTACTGGTCGATTGAAAGCGCCCATTGTTGATGGGAAACAATTACCGTTTCCTGGATTCAATAACCATGAGTCGATAGTGGTATTGATTCATAATACGGG